GCATCGCCGCCCCAACCTGATCTGTTGGCTGTTTCAATGTGTCTTAGTATTCCCCAAGCGTGGTGATCATTATTGGTGTATGTAACTCCGCTACTACCGTTGGCTTTTGTAAATAATGATCCAGTTGGACTTGTGCTTTTGGTAAATCTACCTGTGTATGTAGCATTGTTAACTACGGTCTGTCTGTCCAATACACTCTGTGGAACAACAACTTCTACTCTGTCATCATAACTTACTTCTTTTGCTTCTTCTAAGGTAAGCATGTAGCCTGTGGTTCTTGAAGTTGGTCTGCGTTCTCCACAATCTACTTTACGATCTGGAATAGTTAAAGCACCGCCTGGTGTTTCCATATCCTCATAGAATGCATCAATGTCTACACCACGTTTTAGTGTAACTTGGAACAGTTCCATTATGATTCCAGTTGTAGTACGAGTAGAGATACTTGCACTGTGTCAGTGCTACCGCTTTTGTTTGTAACCCTACACGGTATATTTGTTGTTGTAAAATTTTCTAGGTTAAATCCATAAGCACCTGGGCTTATGATAACTGTTTCTGCTCCTGTTGTGATAACTTCTGCAATAAGTCCTGCATCTGATGTGGGATCTGTGCCTTCTGCTCTTGAAGCATCTGCTGTTCTTGATGCGGCTTTAACATATAATCTAACTCTTGCGGCTTTGTCTGTTGTGATAGACAGTAGTGCGTATGCTTTGAATCCTGTGATGTCTAAGTCTGCTTCAGCGCCATCTGCTAAACTTGTAGTTTGGTTTGTTCTTATGATTCTGCTTTGAAGGCTACTACCACCACCTGCGTCTTCAAATGTAAAACTACCTGAACCATCTGTAGTAAGCACTTGTCCGTTAGTACCATCACTGATACTTAAATCTGTAAGTACACTAGGAATACTGGTATTGCCTGCAAGAGCAGTTGTACTAGTTGTACCTAATGCTAGTGCATCTGTGATTCCATAACCTGCTATTGTAGTTGGTTTGCTTGTAAGTGAAGCAAATACTCCATCAAACAATGCTGTATCCCCTGCAAGAGCAGTTGTACTAGTTGTACCCAATTCCAATGCATCTGTTATGCCATAACCTGCTATAGTAGTTGGTTTACTTGTTAAACTTGCAAATGTTTGTGCCGGAACACTGGTTAGGTAAGTTCCTAAATCACTGATTTGACTTTCAGTAATACTCAATGCTGCTTGGTGTTGTGTAACATCTGCTTGACTTACACTGGTTTTTGCACCAAGTCCACTTGCTGTGGGAGGAGTGTATGTTAATACACCTGTTGAACTATTGTATGCTAGTGTGCCTGCGCCACTAGCACTGGCTTGTGTAACACTGATATCTGTGAGTGCTATGCCACTGCCGCCGCCTGCACCGCTAATTACAATACCGCCTAGTGTGCTTCCATCGCCACGATATAGTTTAAAATCACTTTCGTCGAGCGCAATATCACCTTCTTGCAACAAATATGTGTCGCGAATACCTTGTACTCTTTTGAAAAATAGTTTACGGAACGCCATAGTTTCTCCTATAGCGTATTTATTAGGCTTCTGTTCTTGGTGGTGCTGATCCTACTGGACTTGCGTCACCAGTTGCGCCTGCTTCACCTGTACCGCCTTCTTCGCCGCCGCCTGCAGGTGCACCTTCTGGTGCTTCAGCATCAATATCAGGCATTTCAAAGTTATCCATATCTGCTTGAATACCGCCTGTAGTAACACCAACACTGCGCATGCTAGGCAGTTCACTATCAACACTGATGTCAGCGTTCTCTTCACGCCATAGTTTGTCATTTTCAAACATTTCTTCTTCAGTCATTCCCAAGTAGCGTTGCATAAGGAAACGCTTACTCATGTATGGGTAACCTTCTAGTGCTTGGAATGTATTGATTTTAGCCGCATCTACTTCTGTTTCGCGGTAACTACTGAAGTTTTGTGGTTCATTAAAGCGCAGTTCAAATGTGCCGTTATCAATCTCAACGCCGCGGAACTTGAGAAACATTTTAAACTCTCTGTCAAACGTTGCCGCTATTAGACGCTGTAGTCTCATGCAGTATTCGTTGAAACGTTTTTCTTGAATAAGTGCAGTACCTACACGACCGTCATTGTAACTTGCTACACCTTCGTCTGGACCTGTTGGCAAATACGAACTAGGAATACGCAAACCGCGGAACAGTTTGTTTGTAAAGTATTTGAGATCATCAATCTCACCTAGGTTAGTACCGCCTGGCAATGTATCAACTTTACTACCACGTCCTTCTGCTGTTTGTGGGAAGAAGTAGTCTTCGTTAGTTGAGAGTGGGTTATATGTTGTATCCATAATGTTAACGCCGCCGCCTGTTTTACTAGGAATGCGTCGCTGATGGATTTCGTTCTTAACACGCTCAACAAAGCTCATAGCCATATGACTTGGCATGTTTCCTACATCAATATAGAATACTCTACGCTCCGGAGCACGTTGGATACGGTAGATAATAATAGCATCTTCAAGCAGTTCTTTTTGCTTGTATACTTTGAACACTTGTTCTAAAATACTGTTACCAAAGGGCCAGTTAGGATCAAGTCCTTCTGTTAAACTAGCATGTACAACGTGTTCTGATTCGATTGCTTTTTCATTCAGCGCACGGTCAAAACGTCCTTGACTAGCACTGCCGCCACTGCCATCATACAAGTTACTAGGCTGAATGTAGCCTCTGTTCTTGTACAAATCGCCTTGCTTGGTGTGGTCACTGTATGTGTTTGCTGTAACAGTTAGATTTTCAAAGTTTGGATTAATGTCTTTAACAACATACTGTTCTGGCTTTTTGCCTTCACTTTCGTTTACAATAATCTTTGTAACTTTGCCCATTTCAACCTAGTACAGTTCAAATGTTTCTGGATCACGAATGAATACTTGATCTCCGTACTTTAGTGTATTACGAAACATTTTGAACAAGCGTTTGTTAAAGTCGTTCAAGTTATTCCAGTTACTAAGCTGCTGTTTGATAATCTCTACTTCACTTTCTGTAGGATTTTCAACAAAGTGAATGTCAAAGCCTGTACCGTTTTCTGTGTTAGTTTGTGTACAAAACTCTGCAAGAATATCCAATGCCGCATTGATCTCACTGTCAATGTCCATGGTTTCATACTGACCATAACGTTCTGTACGGTTAGGATGTCCCACATATACTTCAGGTAGATGCGAGGCATAATGACTGTAACGTGTGCCGTTGTCTGTTCTAGATCCGCCCACGTTTGTTAGTGGACTATCTGTTTTTACTAATGTGAAATGTTTTTTCCAGCTCATGTCTTTATTATACTACCTTATTGTGTATTTACCTAATTATTGTGCGGCTATATTAGCAAGTAAATCTGTTTGTCTCTTGTTGTTATCAAGTATTTTCTGCAAGATAACATCGGAATCTGGATTTGTTACTGTAGCAGGACCGGTCATTCCAGCACCTGCGGTATTTGCATTTGTACTGCCAGTTGTAGTTCCCAGGGTTGCATCTTCGCTAGCTGCAGTATCGACGGTATCAGGTGTTTGTCCAGGTATTGTCACTTCTCTGTTGTATTTTCCAACACCTGTTTGTGTTGTTAAACCAACTGTTTTAGCAAAGGCATTAACATTGTCAGCAATAAATGTTGTTGCTTTGCCTATAAGCAAAATACTTGCTTCAGCATTTTCAAGCATACTAGTGGTTGCGTTACTAAAACTCATACCAAGTTCACGATTGGCTGCTATAAGTTTCATCATGTTTTTAGTTGCTTCATCTTGTGCAGTGCTTGCTTTTACTAGATCTGTTGTTACATCAACTACAGTTTTATTAATGCTTCTAGTCATCAAGTCTTGCATTGGCAAGAAACTTTCTTGCATGGTCTTAATCATACTATTGCTGGTAAATCTACCAAGTGTAGCAATCATGTCTGCAGCTTGCAGATTTTCTTCTCGGATTGCATCACTGTTTTTTGCTGCAAGAATAAATGCATCTGCTGCACCACCGGCGCCACTTTTCACATTATCAACTGCTTGAGTAATACCTGCCATGGCAGTTGGGAATGCCGAAAACTGTCGCAATGCTTCTGCACTGGTTGCCGAACCAAACACTGCTTGGTCAAGGATTGCTTCACGCAAATGAGGAAATGCACTGATAAGTCTTTCCATTTCAGCACGTTGTTCTGGTTGCATTCTTGCAAGACTTGCTTGCACAACTGCGTCTTTGCGCTGTTGACGTTCTGCTTCTTTTTGTTGTTCTACACTTCTACCCATAATCGCTGCCATGGCTTTTTGTTGAACAACATTATTACGCACAGCAGCCGCAAACTCATCTGTGCGCACTGCTACGTCTTGTGCAGACATGCCACTCAACTGAAAGTTTTGCATCATTTCTGCTGTAGCCATGCCCATGTCTTCAAAACCAATGCCTAAACCTAGTAGTTCTTGTCCAAATGTTGTAGTCACTGCTTGGTTAGCTCTAGCAAACTCTCTAGCACCTCTGCGTGTCTGACCACCAAAACTAGCCATTGCTTCACTGTTCTTACTCATAACATTGCCAAACTCAGACATTGTTAAGTTTGCGGCATGTGCATTAACTCTAGTTTCTATCAAACTTCCGCCTAGTATAGCACCACTTTGTTGTACTTTAAAAAATGCGTCTGTAGTAGCATTAAGTTTTTCACTAATAAAACCTATTAAACCTGCTGCGGCAGGTCCAATAACACCGCCAGCTACCAAACCTGCTATACCACCACCTGTTGCACCTAACGCCAATCCCAAAGGACCATCTGCACCAAATAAATCAGCAAGTAATGTACCGCCAGCAGCACCTAAAGCAGCGCCTACTAGTTTACCATCCATTCCTTTGATCATATCTGTAATACCTGACACCATGCTTAGTGGCGCGGTATTCATGTTTGCAAAACTTCTGCTTAGGCTTCTGCTTGCCATAGACATTTCTGAACTAAATCTACGTCCAGTGTTGCCAGCCATGTTCATACCGTCACTGGCAGTTTTGCCAGCAATGCCTACATCTTGCCCTGCTTTACTAGTACTTCTTCCAAATAAGGTCAAGGATCCGCTAGCAGATTTAGCAGCTGTTGCTAATCGTTGCTGTGCTTCAGGGCTATTTGCATTATCACTTGAAGCAAGGACCTGCAGGATTCTCTGCATGGTTGCTTCTTCAGCAAACCCATCTGCAAAAACCTCTCCTATTCCAGGAACATTAATCTGTGGCAAAGAAAAAACCTCCAGTTATATGCGCATATAAATACAAGCGCAGTTTACATATTTATACTGTATTTACCTGGAGAAAAACATGGTCGATATACCCGAGAACTTTTCAATGAATCCTGAACAACTTTCAGCTATGCAAAATCAGCATCAGTCTAATCCTTTACAGCAATACATGCGGCAACCTGCTGTGTATGTGCAACTACCTAGCCAAGGAAGATACTATTCACTAGGGTCAGTAGAAATGCCTATAAGTGGCGAACTGCCAATTCTGCCTATGAGCACCAGAGATGAAATAACAGTGAATACACCAGATGCACTTATGAACGGGCAAGGTGTAGTTGACGTCATTCACAGTTGTGTACCTAACATAAAAAATGCATGGGATATGCCTATTGTAGATTTAGACACTGTATTGATTGCTATACGCATTGCAAGTTATGGTGAAGGCATGGAATACACCAGTACATGTCCTAAGTGTGAAAACACAGACAACTATGAGATTGACCTTAGACAGTTTATGGATCTTAAGGTAAACATGGACTTGTATAACACGCCATTTGATTACAAAGGCATGCAGGTTTACTTACAACCTATGAACTACCAAACACTTAATCATTCTAATCTAGAACAGTTTGAACAAAACAGATTGGTTATGATGGTCAATGACAGTACTTTGAGTGCAGAAGAAAAACAACATAGATTCGCAGAAATCTTTACAGCAATGACTAACTACACTGTAGCAAACATTTCAGGATGTATAAGACAAATCGTTACACCAGACGGCACTACAGTAGATAATCCAGATCACATCAATGACTTTGTAAAAAACAGTGAACGCCAGTTCTATGATACACTGACCAAACACCTAGAAAGTGTAAACAAAGGCATTCCGGAAAAAACTGTTACAACTACATGTGATGAATGTAAACACGAATACTCAACGCCATTTACATTTGACCAAGCGCATTTTTTCGCCTTCGCCTCTTAGCATTAACCAATCCTGAGATTGAGGGGTACTTAAAAGGATTTGATAAGACCGTTGCTGAAATCAAACAGACAATGGCAAAGATCGCATGGTATATGAGAGGAGGAGTTTCTATGTCAGAACTACTTGATATGCCAAGTAATGATTATGCTTACTTCAACAAAGTAGTTGATGATAACGTAGAACTTAGTAAATCAGCTAAAACAGTTATACTTTAGGAACGAACTAAAGTTCGTTCATTCATTTCACTTCGTTTCATTCATATTTTTTTAATGAGCGAAGCGAAAGTTCTATTCGCAGAAGTTGGAGTCATACTTCACCCGTCTCCGGGCGAAGCAATGATTTGGATACTATTCGCATCGTACGTCATCTGTTATAAGAAGATTGCATTGCTGCACGGAGGCGGAAACCCGCATACCCCCTACTTCAGCCTTCACGAGTGATCTCGGAACCTTTCATACATCATAACAGCAATGCATGTCCAGCAACGGTTGTATCTGTTTCACAGAGCCGTTATCTTTTTAGCCTTAAGTTGGTTTATTCTTGCATCATGCGATTCGCCGCTGTTGTTACAGAGTAGTGCGCTTTTTGTTGAGATGCTATATAGCCTAATTATTCTGTGATAATTTTATTGAGTATGCCTTTGCCGTGTACTCGTACACGGATGTGCCCATTGTAATATTCGTCTGATTCAAGTACTTTGTGATTAAACTGTTCTCTTGCTTCAACATAACTTAGTTGCGATTTGCTGATGCAATAAAACAATATTTCACGCTTGAAGTTGTCTGTGCCTAGTTTGTCGACGTCTGCGTTCAGTTCGTCTGATGAGCCATAATATGTACGCCAGTCTGATTCAACAGTGCTACGGCGTTTGTTTTTTCTGCCTTTGAGAGGAGGTTTTGTTTTTCTAAATGATGCCAGTTTTTTGCCAATGTATTTTCTATTGTTTGTAAGATTAGTAATGAGATATACAAAACCTACAGTGCCCTCGGGTAGTTCATCAACTATTTTGTCATTGTAATACCAAGGTTCCATGTAGTACTATATATCTCATATCACTTATTCTTTATGAAATCGTGAAGTTCCTTAGCCACTATACCGTGAGTAAGTGGACCTGCATGTCCATGCTCACCATCCAGCGCACGGTCAAGCCATTCACCTTGATTCAACATAAAGTTTGGGTACTGAACAGCAAAGTCTCTGATTGCGTCAAACACTTCGTTGGTCAGTCCCCAAGTATTAGTAAACACAACTCTATCATGTTTGTATCGTTCCAGTGCAGATCCTAGTTTGAATCCACATCTACCTGCATGATCTCCTGTGTCTTTGATCCTGCGGTTGCGTTCACCTTTAAACCACAAGCAACTTTCACTGCGCCATGGATACGGTAGCATAACAATGTGCAACTTTGCAGGATCAACACTTAAACTGCGATCCAAAAATCTGCAAGTTGCTTCAATGCTTGCACCGTTCCATGCCAAGTTAACATGTCCTAGACCTGTTGCATCACTAAGCAGCGATACCCAAGTTTGACTGTAACTTTCCATTTGATAGCCGCATGTGAAACTATCGCCGAGGGCAACAAAGTAGTCTTCTCCTGGTTGCACAATAGGTGTGCTAAACTGCTCCCAGGTAGTCCAGAACCAATCCTTTGGAACTATGTGACTGTATTCTTGGTACATTATTGCTCTCTTAGCCATAGTATAAATGCACGTTTCATTTGCAGAGATTCTGTAAAGTTATCACTACAATGAAACTTGCCACGGTCAAACCCTATCAGTTTGCCCATTGTCCACTTGCAAGCCGCTTCAAGTGTAACATACTGTTGATCATCTGCCCAACAATGACTGGCATATTTTTGCCAATCCTCATCACTGATATGTTGTTCAAGCGGCTCATTGCGTTCCTTGTAGAGATAAAAGTCGTTGTAGTTAGCGTTTTGCTCAAATACAACTGTGTGACTGTTATAGTCTGCAAGAGGCACAATAAGTGTATAGTAAGGAACACCTTCAAGTTCTTCTGCTACATGATCTACTTTGACATAATAGTCAGTGTGCAAATCATAAGCAAGATGACTTTCTAGTATCTGTCCCTTTTCGATTACAAATGGATCGAGAATCCATTCTAAACGATTCTTTACTAGCTCAAACACTGTGTCTAGTTTTTCTCTAGGTACCCAGTGTTGACTAGTAACGTGCTTGCCTTTCCACACTCCCCAATGGTCAACAAACTCTGTTGTTTCATTGGTAGCAGAAAGCACTCGACGTTCCGTTTCATTTAACTCATTATGCGGGATAAACTCTGGAATGTCAAGTGTTTTATGCATTACATTGCGTTCTTTTTATCTTGGATCTCTGCACGACGAGTCTTAGCAAGTTTGCCAAGTTCACCTAGTGCTTTACGAGCTCTTGTTGCCGCTGCTTTTACGCCTTTTTCTTCAAATGCTGCATGCTCTTTGAGATATGCTTCATAGTTTTCAACGATTTGATCGTGTGTCATGGTTTACTCCTTACCATTCAGTTACATGATGTTTATCATGTAGTTTTGCTTTTACGCATTTTGTTCGACATTCTTGATTGTCAAACTTCTTGAACTCTGTAGTCCAATACGGGTCTTGCATTATATCTTCTATTGTTGTATTATGCAAGTTAAATCTTGTTTGTGCAAGTTCTATAATATCTGCATTGTGCGGATAGCGCAGTGCAGTCCAGCAACAAGGATAAAACTCGCCGGTTGCTTTTAGAAACACGCCTTTGTTTCCAATGTAGCACAGTGCTGGGTATTCATCGCTTGCATCCAACTCTTGTGCTCTTTGCCAAAACACAGACTTTAAGTCTGCACCTGGTCTTGTTTTGTTACTTAGATACTGTTGCCTTCTTTGAAACCTGTGTCCGTTTGCAACTAAGTCTTTGCTAACAGGTTCTAGCAAATCATCTTTGCCATATGCATCTGGATACTTGCTTCCAAACTTAGTACTCAGTGTAAGTTGCCAGCAGTCAACACCAATGTCTTCCGCTAGTTGCTTTATATAGTCTAGTTTACTTTCATTGAAGCGAAAAGCAATAGTAGCAACCACTGTGTAACTTGTTGTGTTGTGTGCTACAAATGTATTCATGCCTTGCATGATACTTGCCCAGTCACAGTTAACTCTGTATTTACTGTTCGAATCTTGATTCCACCCGTCCAAACTCCAATGTATTTCATCGTGTGCGTTAAGAGCGTGTGCAAGTGTGCGCCACCAATCTTCAGTCTTGTAACTGCCGTTAGTAATAATCAACAACTGTATAGTTGGGTTGATTTGCTTGATCCAATCAACGATTTCCAAAAACTCTTTAGCATATATTGGATCACCGTCGTCACCGCAAAAACTTATTTTACGCATATTTTTTATTGCAGTTTCTCCTATCTGTGTACGGAAAAACTCCAATGTAAGTTGACGATTAAGCAGTGTTTCTGGAACTTCCATGCGTGTACATCGTGGACATTTCAGTGTGCAAATACTGCTTACTTCTATGTGCCAATGATCCAGTGCTAGGGTCATACCATCTCTACATCGGTGTCGTAACTAGTAAAGCCATTTTCTTTGATAACTTTTAGCACATTGTTTACACGACCAATAAGTTCATCTTTGTGGCTTACTAGCCATACACTTTTGTTGCGCTCTCTGCTCATGCGTTTGAGTACGCCCATAGCATTTTCAACACCTGCACTGTCCATTCCACTGTCTACTAGTTCGTCGATAAACAACAAGTTGATTGGCTGATATAGGCTTTCCCAAACATCACGGAACGCCCAACTTA